AAACAAAGTTACATGGTAATGTGATCTTTTGAAGCTGTAAAGGACGTTAAATTTGATCGATTATCTTGATTTTTCTGCTTGTGCCGATCGCAGCATCATCAGTGAAGTATAGAAAACCACCCCACATACGATCCACTTCAAGGTGATCAACGGCAATGATTTTACTACATATGCCGCAAGAAATACGCCTGCAATACCTGCAATAGTAAGTGCAATGGCTGTTTTGCGGTCGTAGGCATTTTCTTTGATAAACCTTGAACTTCCGGCCACCATCAGCATGGCTGTAGCAGTCATCATAATTGGGAAAGCTGTCAGCGGATTCATGCCCAGTCCATAAACAATAGGTACATATTTACCTCAGTTTTATTTAATTGATATACTGCACTTTAATCACATAAAATATTTTTAAAAATCTTTAAGAAATTAAAAGGTGCTACAAATTAATGAAGTATAGATAAAACGCTTCATTTTTATTTTATCTAATTAAACATATCCACATTTTTTCAACAATCATTGTTTTTCAATTATTTATAATTTAACTTTGATTTATTGATAAGTAATTTAAATTTCAAATTATGAATGAAATTAAATCTGAATGATTTTGAAACCTATTCAGGAATTTCTAAATAGCTACTTAAGATTATAAACTTATACTAAAAACAGATGAATAAATTTGAACTAACCCAGAAGTATTTTAATGATGTCTATAGTTATAATGTCCTTCAGTTATCTGGATATAACGAATATGATGGAAAGAGACTCTTTGGTATTGCATTTGAATCTTTAAGTGCTTCTATATCTCAGTTGAAGTTAAAATATGGTGAGCATTTTGAATCCAACTTTAAATATTTAGAATTTACATTAAAAAAAATTAATAAGCTTGGGACGAAACCTAATACAAAAACAAGTAAAAAGCTAAATCTTTATATAGATTATTTTGAATTAAAGGTATTAGAGTTACTTGAAGAAATAGAAAACAGTAATATTTATACTATTAAAGATATTACTATAATTGAAGAACAGTAGATTCAGTTTTTAGTATATACTAGCAGTCTCAATACATCACAATTTTATATATTAAATATGGGAACACCTTTAGATAAAGTTAGTATAAAACTTAATCAAAATCTTTGGGGTCTTTTTCTTTCCTTAGTAGCATTAGGTGCATCTGAGTATTTTAAACTTTGTGTCTTATTTTGGTTTGCTTTAGTCCTTAGTGTTTTAGCAACCATTTCATATATTATTACTTTAATACCATATACAAGGTATTATTATGTGAAAAAAAATAAAGATATAAAAAGCTTAATGGACAACACCAATAACACAAATTAATGCAGCATAATATTATTAAATAATTCAAATGAAACTATAGCTTAATGGAAATTTTACCAATAATTAAGACATATTTACCAGATAAAAAAGATATACTTCATCGTTATGCATCTTGGGATAATTGCTATAACGCATTTAATGTATCAGCAAAAAGTGAAAATCACTCTTTAGAATTGGCTTTTTATTTAGCTAGTTGGGGTATGTATAGAGGTTCAAGTGGTTTGTTACAAAAGAATCATCTAATACACAAAGAAGCTGTTAGTATTTTATTTTCAGGTAAAAATCAAAGATTGAAATGCAACAAAAACAATGAGGTTACCAGAAATGATATAGAAGATATATTAGCATTAAAAAAAGAATTAGCTACTCATTATAGTAGCATATCTTTCGTTAAAGGTAAAAATCCATCTATTCATATTACACCAACAGATACACTATTAAGTAAAATTATACTTGGTACTTTAGGTTGTGTTCCAGCTTATGACAGATATTTTAATGATGGGTTAAAAGAAATGGGAATGTCATATAATAAATTCAATGGTTCATCTTTAAATGAATTATTTGATTTCATAGACAAGCATAGAACTGATATTGATGAAGCACAACAATATGTCAAAACTGTAACTGAAAAGCATTACCCAATTATGAAAATAATGGATATGTTTTTTTGGCAAATTGGGTATAGTAAATTTTTACGTGAAAATAGCTTAGAAGAAAATAATTAGAGTAAAAAAGGCACTACAACTGAATGTAGCACCTTTTAATTTACTCTTTTATATACGTCTGATAGTACCATTCGGTAAAAATAACAGCTTCACCTCAGCCTATTTTATTATCTGACAGAATCACCAGTATTTTACTGGCTAATGTATGATATTTTTCAGCCTTTACTTCGTTTGGTGAAACCTTCAAAGCGTTCAGGATAGCCTGTAATTGAGCGTTTACACCTTCAATGTTAGCTATTGAGTTTACCAGATTCAACTCTATTAAAATCTTTGGTAGTTCAGCCTGTAATTTATCTTTAATTGCATCTAATTTATTTGCTGGTACGTTTGGCACTAAAGCACCAATAACAGCTAAAATAATATCATCTACAGGACTATCTAATATTGTTTTTAATACCTCTACTACCTTAATCGCAATAGGAATATAAATTTTTGTTTCATCTACTAATTTAATGTATAATCTCTTTATAAAGCTTAATATTTTAGTTCAAAGCTTTTTCATAATTATACTATTTCAAGTTCTGTAATAATTTCAAGTAATTTAGTTTCTATACTTTTTGCTACTAATCAAGCTTCATCAATTGAAATAACATTATTAAAATTAATATTTGTCTTTTTTGTATTCTTATCAATACTTACATTAATATTTGAATGTTGTAAACCTTCATTGAAAGAAGTAAAACAGTTAATTGAATTACCATTAACTGAAACCTGATATACTTTTTCATCTATTGTAATTTTACCGCTAATACTTTCTACCTGCATTGTTGTGATTGTTGATACCATTTTGTTTTATGTGTTAAATTAATTTTGTGCTTATCTATTTGATTCTGTTGGGGCAATCCTGTTTAATACAGCTATCTTTTAAAAGTATATCTATCTGCCCTCTTAATATAGATATTTCTGTTCTTGTTAGTTCTAACTGGGTTCTAAAATATTCAAGTTCCGTTTTGTAGGTACTTAATATTTCTTTGTCGTTATTTACTTCTAAACCTTCTACTTCGGCTGCGTTCTTTCGTTTACCAGCTACATAACCTATAACAGCAGTAGCTAGTACACCTAAAAACGTTCATAATTCAGTACTTTTCAATATTTCAATCATTTATTTTATTTTAATTGTTGTTAATATTTTAATTATTCTGATGGATAATACCAATTAAATGAACCAGAAGTTATTACGTAACAGTAGGCAAAATCACTATTCCAAGCATCAGCCACCTGTAATTCATATTGTACTACTGTATCTTGATAGTAATTAGTTACACCAACATTAATATATTCTGTACCTGATTTTAATTCATTACTAGTAAAGTTTAGATAACCTAGATTTGCGTGTGTTGTATTGACATTATCTCCATAGATTCTAATTCGTACCCACATAGATTCAGTATTAGTTGCTGTATGTCTTAATGACCAATTAAAGCCAATATTATAAGGACTCATTTCGGAGTATAAATCACCGTAACTTGTTAAAGTGCCAGTATAGTAAATAGGTACTGCATATGTATCAATATTAATTGTTCTTACACCATCTTCAATAACAGCTATATCTTGATAAACACCCTCACCTACATAGTATTGATATACTGGTTTAATGTATAATGTACAATCAGCCATAATAAAGCTAGTTATATTTTTTGTAATGGTATTACCAACACTAGGTAAGGAAAATCTTTCGTGTGTTGGTGTTCCACTATCAATATAATATTGCATATCAACTAATTCTTTATCAGCAGCATATACAGGGTTCATTTCACCCCTAGCAAATACTACATTTAAATTTAATGGTCGTCCTTGTTGTATAGATATTGTTTGAGACAACTCATTATTATTAACATAGTAAACAGGCGGTTTAGCATTTGGATTATATCCAATAAAATCACCTAGTTTATATTGTGTTGGGTAATTATAAGTATAAGTATCTATTAATCCATTTGAAGCACTAGCAGTTACTGTACCACTTTTAAAAGCAGCCCATTTATTAACCTTATTTGACATACATAAACCCCCGACATTACTAAAACCTTCACCTAAAGCTGATTTAACTTGTGAAGTAGTTATATCTGCACCATTGTAATTATTTCCACTAACTTGTGTTAAAGTTCCACAAGTATTATTTGCCGGTTGATAATCATTTGGTATTGTTATATTTTTACCCATATCTTTTATTATTAATTATTTTATTTGTTATTAAATTGTTCCATAAGCAGTTACTTCACCACTTGCTGTTAAATTCCCATTAGCATCTACTTTACATCTATTTGCACCATTATTAAAAATTAAACTACCTGAACTAATATTAATAGTCCAACCATTAACTACTATGGTAGTTGCATTAACTGTTGAAGCTGTAATAGGTACAGTAGTTTTATTAAAGTTACCACTATGGTAAAAATTAGTACCAGCTACACCAGCTAAATTAGTAGCATTATCTGCTTGTGTTGCAAGCTTACAATAATTACCAGCATTAAAATATGTGCTGTAATCTGTAGATTGTGCAATAGTGTTAATAATTGTGGGTTTATTTGCAAGGTCGTTATAATTACCTGAATAAGCTACATTACTAAAATTTGGTAACCCATTAATACCAGTCCAATCTACATAACTTGCATTAGTTGCATAACCTGCATTTGTTGCCCAATTACTACTATTTGCACTTTCTGCATATGTTGCAAGCTTGCAGTAGTTATTAGCGTTAAAATACGTGCTATAATCGCTTGTACTAGCTATAGATTGATATGTATAAGATAAGACACTACCATTATTAAATAAAAATCCTACACCATTTGCTTTAGTTGATAATTGACCATTAACATCAGCAGTTACTACACGTGTATCAGAACCAGCTAACTTAGATACTGATATATTCCCTGTATTTTCTAATTTAATATAGCCCTGTGTATTACTTATTTCAAGCGACTTTGCACCGTCTGTACCTCTGGCATAGATTCCACCACCATTATTACCACCCCAAATACCAACACCATCAACATTACTATTATTAGCATCTAAACCCGTAAACCACATCATTGCATTTTCAACCTTAACCTTTGGTTGATAAGTGTCAACGTGTAAATATGAGTTAGTTAATTTACTACCATCCCATCTAGGTAAATAACCGTCACCAGATTGACCAGTAATGCTACTAAACAAATTAACATCATTTAATAAATATGCTGTTGCATTTACACTACCACTAAAAATACCATTACCAGCAGGTGTTAATCTGAATTTATCTACAAAATCAGTTCTTACTTCTGAACCTCTATCTTTTGCTACAAAACTAAATGCTAATGTATCCCAATTCATTGATTGTTGCCAAATCATTGTATTAGGACTACCGCCAGAAGGTCTATAGATTCTAATACTAGGTTCACCATCTAATAAACCTGAATTAACACCAACAACATTAGCAAAACCGCCAATTGTTTGTATATTACCATAAAAAGTACTAATATTTGAATGAACATTTAATGCACCAATATTTTCACCTGAAAATCCAGATACATAAATGCTTCTGGCTTCAAATGTTTGAGGGTGAAAAGACTGAAGATAAGTAACACCACCACTACCTATTAACCTACCGTGAGAAAATTCATCACCAACTTCAAAATCTCTTGAAAATAACCTGCCATTAACAGCAAGCTTATTATTGTCTATTTCTGTTCCTGTATGATATCCTATACCTACATTACCGCCCATCGGCTGTAATGAAATAGGGCGAGTAGCCCAAGACACTCCACTCTGCATAGACTGTATATAGCTATAACTTCCTGCTATTGTACCAAATAGTAATTTAGCATCGCCATTCTGAATATTTACAGCTGCTTTATTTTCGTTATTGATATCAGGTGCATAAACGATATGCAATCTACCATCACCATTAGTTGTGCCTATACTTACATTGCCAGTACTATTGACAAATAGATCAGGATTAGTATTTGCATTCCTTCCCCCTGTCGATATTTTTAATCCATTTACTGCGTTAATTGCAAAATAATCTGGTATATAAATTCCTGATAATCCATTTATTTCACCAATTCTAATTTGAGAAAGTCCGGCAGGGGGAGAAATAAACATATTATACTCATCTACAGAGGCTAAACTATTCCCCAACCCACTAGCATCACTAATGTGATAAGGTATATAACCGTCTGTTAGGTTGGTAAACTTTCCTGTGGTGGCTTGAATAGTTGATGCAAATTCAGCACTACCAAAAAACTTAGCATTTTGTGTTCCAGTATAAAACCCCATTAAATAACCATTTGCTAATGGATTAAGTAATGAATAATCATATACAGAACCCGTAGAGGCTACTATTTGCGTTCCCCTTACTGTATGTTTTCCGAATGACGCGGGAACATCTGATGCATCTGATGCAATAAAATATCCTGATTTATTTGCACCACTAATCCACATATTAGCAGCTTGCGGAGAGCTATTTTGATTCTGTATGTAATTAGTTCCTAAACTTGCAGGGTCAAAGTTTCCAGAAGTTCACACTTTTTTTCAACCTTGCCAACCCCACCAATTAGTTCTTAAATAGGTTTCACCATCAAAACGGCTTGCTAATTGAATACCTCTAACATCATTTCCAAAATACTGACCAGTACCATTAAAATTACTAAATGGTTCGTTAGGAATTACAAAATTTCCAAAACCACCATATTCTATATTTTGATTTTTTGCATCATTAAAACCATTAGCTAAATCCCATAAATAAACAGTTTGTGTAGTAGTGGCTAATTTACTATCTAAAGCCTGTTGTAAACCTGTTATATTATCTATAATGTGGTTGTGTTCAGCAGGTGTTAATACTGATGGTTTAATCCCTAATACACCTGTATTTACTTCAAATTGTTGGGGATTATATTTTAATTCAATATTAGTACCAGTTTTTAAAAGAGGTTGACTAACACTAAGAGCATCTAATACACCTTCTCCTAATGTACCTGCTAAATAAGCTACTATTTCACCTGACGCTGTTATATCTCCATCAATATGAAGGTTTTTATTAATAGTTAGAGTGTCGCCACTAATAGAGATTGGTTGAGTCTTAGTATGTGCTGTATTCCAATTATCTATATCTGTACTTTCTATTCCATCAATTACTTCTTTGTTTCCGTGTGTGTGAATACCTGTAATATCACTTACTTGATGTGTATGTGCTTTTGTAGCTAGTACACCTTCTTTAATTCCTAGAATACCACCAGTATTTGAAAAATAATAACTGTCATAGTTTAGGCTAATATTTGAACCTGTTTTTAATAATGGCTGTGATACACTTAAATTAGTAAATATATCAGTAGATAAAGCACCAGCCAGATAAGCACAAACTTCTTTTGAAGCTGTTAAATTACCTTCAATATGAACGTTTCTATCAAAGCTTACTAAACCACTACCTGCACTACCAGTAACTGTAAAAGGTAAATCACTTATATTAGGTTTATTTATTAAATCGTTATAGTTACCAGAATAAGCTACAGTAGAAAATGAAGGTTTATTTAATATATCTGTTCAGGTTACAGAAGATAAGATAGCACTAGGTTTAATACTTAAATTACCTGCTAATATTTCAAATTGATTAGTATTATAACCTAAACTAATATTTGAACCTGTTTTAATTAAAGGTTGTGATACACTTAATAAAGCTAAAACAGTATCTGAAACACTATTAGCAAAGTATGCAGTAATTTCTTTACTTGCTGTTATATTACCATCTACGTGTAAATTTCCCTTTACAGTTAATGCTGTAGTATTTGGTTTATAATCATCTAATTCAGTATCAAAGTCAATTAAAGCACCTTCAATAGTAGTATTACCTTTTACCAGTAAAGCTACTAAATCAGGTGTTAATATTTTATTTTCATTTTCATCTAAAATATATTCACCATTTGCATTTTTGTTATATAAATTAGCGTCTAGTTCTGTTATTCCCTCATAAATACCAGATAAAGAAACTAAAGAACCTTTAGACATTATACCATTTTCAAAAGTATAATTAGAAGCAGATTCTGAGCCAGAAGATAAAGTGTTATTGTTATTATTGTCTATTCTACCATTCCTATTAGTTTTACTAACTTCTCTTTTATTTATATTTATTGTACTCATATTATTGGCTCTCGTTTATTTCTAAATTGTCTTTTATTACTTCCTGTAATGTTACAGTAGTTGTATTATCAGCTAAATTTTGTGTATTACCTACAATCATTAAATTCTTATCAGGTAAAAATGATTGATATTTTAAACAACCTACAATTGAATCAATTCTATTAATTGTTGCAGATAATTCTATTCTTTTATTAGTATAATTTGATACAATAGAACGTAGTAATAATTTTTCTATACAATTTGTTTTACCTTCTCTAGTTCAGGTATTCAGATAATAGAAGTTTCCATTATAACCCATTAAAGAGCCTTTTTCTATTGGTGTATCTATTTTGCTAGTACCCTGATATAATGTAATTTCACTACCTTCATTCTTATACTGTTGGTTCATATAACCAGTATATTCTAAATCACTTTTACTATATTCTTTATTGTTGCTATCAATTATAGAGATAACTAAATCTTTAATTCTAACATCTTTAACAAGTGCTTTTACTTCGTCGTGTGTTTGTGCCTGTAAAGCATCATATGCAGTTAAAATATCTCAATCATATATTTCAAAGCTTATTAAACCACCGCTAAAGCCACTATTTAATGGTATATAATAATCATTAGATATTAACTCAATAGGTATATTTTTATTGACTATACCACCACCACCATTAGTAGAAAGTGCTTTTAAATCTATTCATTTATTATCAATAGGTGCTTTTTCAGCATATAAATATTTAGATTGTTTTGTTACTACTTCCTGTTGTTCAAAATCAAAATCTAGTGTTCTACTATCACCAGAACTAACCCAGCCTTTACTAAAAGCAGAAGTTCTAAAGTATTGTTTATCTCCTATTTTTAATCTACATTTTACCTTTAGTTGGTATATTTTACTAGTAGTATCATCACCATTCAAATTATTAGACATTCTACAGAATGCCTTACAGGTAATCTTTAATTTACTGTTTGAAGGTATTAAATATGGTAGTTCATTTTTATAAGTAAAAGATAAATTACCCTCACTATTACTAAGTTTCAAATAGCTATCAGCATCATCTTTATTTAAAGTTTCTGCACCAGTATATGAAGCAAAAAAACCATATGAATTAATTCAACTACCAGAATTAGAGTAAATTGTCTCACTCCATTGATATGGACTAGTGCCGTAAGTAGTACTTTGAACCGGAGTAGTAAAATCTGTACTTTTAAAATCTATTAGTTCAGGTGTTATATAAGGACTATATTTTATAATCTGTCTATTAAATCCTGAAACTACATTTAGTTGCTGATCATTTGCAGCAAATTTAATAGTAGATAAATCACCTAAATTTAGATTAATTGTATCAGTACTGATATAGCTAAAGCTACTACTGTACTTCCTAAATAAAGCATCAGTAGCACCAGCCATAGTATTAACATCAGTTATATAGATATTAGCATTATCCTGTATAATATAAGCAGCATAAGGTTTTAAAATTTCTTCTAATACCTTTCTGGCTGTTTCTGCATCGCCGTCCTCATTATATCAGTTTTGATTATTGCAGTATGTTTTATGTAGGATTGTTTCAGAAGCTGCTAATGTAAAATCATTTGATAAGGTAGATAATCCAATATAGATATTTTTAAAAGGTAGATTTAGCTTACTTAAAATATTCTGCAAAACCTGCCATTGTGTAACCAGACCAGTAAACTTATTACCTGAACCATCTACATAATTAAGCCTTTCTAAGAGTGCAAAGCCATCTGAACCAGTAAATGTTACTGTGTAGTTAGTTAATTCATTAAAAGGCTCTGAATAGAGTTCTGAGTCTAAATAACCAACTCAATAGAGAATACCGGATTTATACAGCCTTATCTGGTACTCTAGCATATTAGCAGTATAAAGATTTAAGAATTTCCTATCTATTGTGCTTAATAGGTTTAAAGTACAACCTGAACCCTTTACAGGTTCAAATATTGTAGTAGTAGGATATTCTATATTAAATGGGTCTAAATCTCCGGTTATTTCTTCGGCTGTTATTGTGGCTGTTGTTTCTTGCCAAATCTCAGCTAAGAAGCTGGTATTATCTAAACCTCTAAATGTGTAGTAGTATTTCTTCTGTAAACTCATTATTTCATATTATTAGTTCGTTTGCTCTGATTATTTAAAACTCCTATTAAACTGTTACCAGATATTTTAAATTCAACCGTACCACCAGCAGAACCACCAGAACCACCAGAACCATTAGCCATAGCAAATAAATTAGCTTGCTGTGCTTGATTTAAAATCATTTCACCACTATTAACTCTAACGTGTACTTTATCACCAGAAACTGAATTACCACCAACTATACCACCATTAGCAAAACCAGCTATTTTAGCTACGTTAGCTAAACCTAAACCAATAATAGAACCCATTAAAATAGGTTTTAAGAATGTTGGTACTGTTTTATCAGATAAAACCTGAGAAGCTCCTAAGAATGTATTAATACTAGCCTGTGCAATAGCAAAAGCTTTATATGCTATTGTTTGTTCTCCAAAAATACCGGATAAATTACCTATAGTTTCACCTATACCATTTAATACATTAGCAGTTTCAGTACCGTTAGTTCCGGCACTTTTCATCACTATACCTAATTTCTGTCAGCCTGTTAAACCATCTTCTAAAATCTTTTGTTGAGTAGTGGCAAATTTATCTAATCCATCATTATGCAAATCTAGCTTTGTAAATTCAAGCGGTATTAGTTCAGGTTTATTAAGCTCTTTAGAACCTTTCTTTTTTAAACTTTCCTGAGTAAATTTAATAGCAGTTATTTTATCTACTTCATATTTCTTAGCTTCATCTATTCTAGCTTTATAACTTTCTTTTTCATCAGATGCTATAGCATTTAATAATTTAGCTTCAATTTTTTGTGTTCTAGTACCTGCATCAATCCTAGCACGTTCTATAGCACGTACATTTACCATAGCATCTGCTACAGCATCTTTTTCTTCTCCGTTTGCAGATATACCTTTTAATGCTACTATATCTTTTCTATACTTTAAATCAGCATTTGCTGCATTAAGTTTTGTTTGTTCTATTTTATCTTCTACATCTAGTAACTTATTCAAATATTCCAGCCTAACACCTTCTGTTAATTTCGGGTCACGTAGTTTTTGATTATATTTTGCAGACTCTAATTCTAAATCTGCTATTTGGGTTTTTAAATCTCTTTGAATCTTAACATTTGCACTTTTCTGCTTTTCAATATCATTAGACTTTTTAGCACTTTCTACTACTTCATCTAAGAAACCACTTTTAAAAGCTTCTTTAATGTTCTTTTTAAACCCTTCTATATCACCTGTTAGTATGGAGAATAAAGCACCACCTAAATATTTAATTCTATTCATTAATGCAGTAACCGCACCAGATATATAGCCTAACATCTCTCTAAGCTTTTTAGAGCCTTCACTAGTACCGGAGATATAAGTAGTTAATGCAGCAAAAGCTAAACCTAAAGCTATTACTATTGCACCTATACCAGTAGCTACAATAGCCATTTTAACACCATTTATAGCAGGTATCATAGCTTTAAAAGAACCAATACCAGACATAACTACACTTTTAATACCGTTCAAAGGTGCTATGACACCAGAAGCCATACCACCAAGTTTTGAGAAATGACCACTAATACTATTAACAGCAGTACTAGTACCAGTAACTAAAGATTGTGTAGTCTTTTTAGCATCATCTATACCAGCTTTATAACCAGCTGCATTAAGGGTCATTATAGTAAGTAAATTAAATTTTCCTGCCATCTTTATTTTTTTATTTTATTGATTATTATTTAGTATAAATACAGCGATTTGAGCAAAAAAAAACAGCTTTATAAAAAGCTGTTCTTTATCTCTAATAAACCGTTAAATATTTCTTCTTTCGTTCTATTGTCTTTAGCTGGTAATAAAATATTTTCATTTTCTTCTCAGCTGAATTTTATTAAATCTATAGGTGTTTTAAGCTGTGCACCAGCAGTAACAGCTTGTATATAGGCTGTTCATCTAGTACGTTCTCATTCTGCTTTATCCTTTTCAGCTATTGAATCTATAATTGCGTTAGCTTCATTTAGTGTTAACTCATCTCAAAAATAGTTCGGTGAAATATTTGAGTTACTAACCACCTTAGCGAATATCTGTAATACAGTTATTTTTTCCTGTTTGCTATTTTTTTTTGAACTTCGGGTTTCTGTCCTTTAGCCTGTTCTTGTAAGTATTCAGTAAATTGTGTAAATACTTCTGGCTGTTCGTCTATAGTATCTAAAAATTCATCAAAAGAATATTTAAAGGTTGTTAGGTTATTCCCTTTTAAAATACAGTAAAAAAGCTTCAAAATATCTGCTACTGATTCAGTCATTTCATTAACTGTCTTCTCTGTCATTTCTTCAAATAACATTAAAGCGCGAAACGATTGCTTTATAATATATTCTAGTTCGTTGATTTTGATTGTAATTTTTTCCATTGATTTAGATATTTTCTTTATATACTCGTTCTGACTTCTGAATAATATCTACTAATTGTGTTACTTCTCTATAAGGCTGGCTAGATAAATATTGTAGTATCATTTCAGCATCTTTAATAGTTAATTTAATAGCTTCTAATTGTTTTTCTTCCATTGTGTTTTGTTTTGTTTGGTTGTGTTTTAAAATTATCTGTTAGTATGGTTATAAAGGAAAATAAAAGGCTAGTATTTCTACTAACCCTTTATAATCACAATCTAAACCAAACACTATATTTTTATTATGCCATTACTAAAGCACCTGTACCTTCAAATGAAATACTATAAGTAGCACTTTCATTATCTGGTGCATTCATTGATAAAGAAGTAATGAATCCTGAACCTGTGAATTTTGATTTACCAGCTACAGCAGAAATAGTAAAATCTGGTGCAGTTCCAGCAGCAGTAGCAAATACTATAGCTAATGGTGTTCTTGTTTCCATAGCTGTAAATAAATCACTATAAGTACTGTTACCAGTTCCTGTTAAATCATCACACATTAAAGCATCAGAACTAGCTGTTCAGCTCATTTTACCAGCTGCTTTTTCATCCCAATGTCCACTATCTTTACTTCCTATATCCCTAGTTTTTAAACTAATATCTAATTTTGCTGCACTTGAAAATGCTACTGGTTTTGTTGCTACAAATAGCATCATATCACCACCATAAGTAATTTTACTTGTTTCTACTGCCATTTTTATTTAATTTTTATTTGTTCTTATTATTTAATATAAATACCTGAATTATTTTTTTTTCACTAATCTATACAGCTGTTTTGATTTCAAAGGTTAACTTTTGCATATACACACCTGAATCGTATAACTCAGCACCAGCTATTAATTTACTCTTAAAAATATGAGTGTCTAAAACAATACCTTTTATAGCAGTTATTCAATCTTCTATTTCTAAAGAAAGTGTTATAGATTCTTTATAATCTTCACTTAAAACATATATATCTATAATATTATTATCTATCCCTCGACCGTCTTTAGTATCATCTACACTAAAAGACCTTTCATAAATTACAGCAGGTAAAGCTGTATTTTCTGGTAATACTATAGGATAAGATTCTATATCATTATCCTTTAAAGTTTTATATACTATTTTCCCTATGTCTAACATTGGTTAAAGTTTTTATTGTGTATTTCTTTATGGCAGTTACGACAAAGAGCCATTAAATTATTAGCATCAAAGCCTATTTGTTGCATCTCTGTTTTATTCTTTCCTGTAGATATTTCTGTTTTATGATGTACATCTATAGCTAGACTTTTATTACACATTTCACAAACAGGGTGCAGACTTAAATAGTTAATCCTTAGTTTCTTTCAGGCTGTAGTATTGTAAACTGTAGAATGAATTAGATTATCACTTTTAGAAGTATAGACCGGATTAGTTTTTCTTTTATTTGGTATTAGATTGATAGTTGCCATTATTTACCCTTCTCATATTTCTTAACTACTCTCTCTAAACTTAATTCGATTTCTTTTGATAATGTAGCCTGTGCATTTGCAGTTTGACTAGTAACAGCATTAGTAAAGAAATTAAAAGGTTTTATAGTACCTGTGTATCGCTTCTTTTTGTTCTTAGTAAATCGTTTTAAAGTACCATAATTTAAGAATCTATATTTGTATCCTTCTCTATGCTGCATACCGAAAATCATTCCAATATCATTCTTTAAAGCTTTATTTTTAAAAGACCTACTTAAACCAGCATAATTAGTTTTTGATTTACCTTTCTTAGTAGCATTAAAATTAGTTTTTGCTGTATCTAATATTACTTTACCAGCCTTTTTAAAAGCATCATTTAAAACTTTCATCTGTACTTTATCTTGTAATTCAAAGAATAACTTTTGTAATTCAGTTGAATTAATCAGATTTAGTACTACTTCATTATTACCTGTATTTGATACTGTTTTAGCCATTGGTTTTACTCATTAATTAATTCAGTATCTATTTGTAAACCTTCTTTAAATCCGATTTCTACAATAGAATTAATAGAGTATTTTTTACCATTAAATTCTATTCTATCATTTTCAGTAATAGTATTTCTGTATAGAGTAGTAAATACAATTCTTTGTGAATTAAATACTTCTTTGTTGTCTATTGTCTTATCACCGCCTACATACTTTCTACCTGCTCTAAGCCTTATTTTATTGGCTCATACAGTCGTTTCTGCTCCGTATTCGTCTTTAGTAATAGTTTTACCTATAACCTGAATAACGTGTCTTAAATCGCCTATAATTACCATATTATTGAACTACAAAGTTTTTATAAGGATTAAGCAGAAACTGGAAAGTATAGGGTAATTCAGAAGTAGAAGTAAATGCTATAGGTGTTCTATTTAAATAGTAATGTGCAGCAAGAAATAAATAAGCTTGTTTTACTGTGTATGGTATTTCTGTTAATTCATCTATCCCACCATTACAGTAATTTCATACAGCTAATTCTGATACATTTAATAAACTTTGTAAATAATTATCATCCTCAGTAAAATCTACTTCTATATTTAGTTGTTCTTTTAATTCTGCTACTGTTGTATGTGTTGCCATTTATTTTATATTTTACTGGTTAGTTTAAACTAAAAAACCTGCTACTAATAGCAGCAGGTTCTTTAATTTATTTATGATTATGCAATCAAAGCTTTTTTAACAGCTGCGGTGTTTCTAAGAACTACACCAGCAGTTTTACATACTGTTACTACTACTTGACCTTCTGGTGCTTTAGAGAAGTTATCAAAAATTACTTCATATTCAGAACCAAATTCGCCTACTGTAATATGTTTTAAATCAGCTGCTACAATTGTTGAATTAGCAAATAATGCAGAATAAAACAAAGGCGTACCATCTCACAAATTACCAGCAAATTGACTAGTTTTTTCAGCTAAATATTTACCTGTTGCAGTTCCTACAGCTACACCTTTAGCTTTATAAAATTCAGAACGCGGCATTAAAATAGTTACATCACCATCTACGTTAGCTACTAAAGTATCAATATTTGCAGTAGTGTATTCTGTTAGACCAGCCTGTGCAGATGCACCAGCTATAGCTACATCAAAAATTTCTTTAGTTACTGCTTTATCACAACCTTTAACCATCTCAAATAAGAAAGCCTGTAAAGCTGATTCATTACCAACAGCTAACAATTCTTTACCAATAGTTTCAGTAATAGTAAATCTAGTTGGCTGAAGTAATACAGTTGAAACTGTTTTATCATTATCATTTCTTACACCTTCGCCTTTTTTAGCAGCTATAATACCATTAACGAATGGTAATTTAATAGAGCCTGTAAGGTTTGGTAGAATAGAAACACCCATCTGTTTATAAAAAGGTTCGTAACCTACTGCACTAATATCACCAGCTACAGTTACATTATCAATACCAGAAGCTAAAACTACTGCTCTAGTGCTGAAATTCTCGATTGTACCGTTTGAGCGTACAATTAATTCGTTAAAATTTGTCATTCTTTTTTCTTGTTTTATAGTTATTGTATTTTCATTTTTTGCATTAATCTGTAAATCTAATGCCCTAATTTCATCTTTTATAGTTTCAAATTGTGCTAACTCATCTGCATTCAATTCTCTTTTTTCACCTTCGCCTACTTCTACTAATCGACTTAGTAAAGTAGTCTGGTTTCTTTTTTCTTGAAAAAGTTCGTTTAAATCCCTATCCATTTCTTTTTTTACATTTAATATAAATACCAAATATTATTTTTTCCTCTTATAGGGAATTTATAACACTTCTTAAATTTTCATAGTAAGCAGCTAAAGAGCGTTCAGATTCTACTATAACATCAGCATCTATTTTTTCAGCTTCTATAAATTCATCTAAACCGCGTGTATTACAAGTTGTAGCAGTATATGCAGGATTAACTACTATAGAAAAGTCTGTTAATAGTGCTATATTCTTAATTGTTCTACTATATACATCACCAACTTTTAACCAACTATCACCACCTGTAGCAACATAAAAAGCAAAAGAACAAGCGTCTAAATCACCTCTTTTGACTGATTCTAGTATATTATCACCTAGACTAGAATTAGGTGCTTCAAATCAAAAATCTACACCAGTTTCAGTTATAATTACTGATAAAGTTCCTGCACCTTTTTTACTTCTGGCTAATACTCCTTCATCCTGTTTGTGATTATATAACATTACTATATCAGATTCTGCTATTAATTCAGGTGTTATAGCTTCGGGTAAAATGGTTTCATAAAACATTATACCTTTCTCATTCAATAGTTCAGATTGTGAATTAAATACTATAGCAGTTCCTACTATGGTTCTTGACTCTGTACCATCTTCATTTACATTAACCCTTAAACTAATAGGGTTAAATCTTAATTCTTTTCTTGTTTCCATTTATTAAGTTAGTTTGTTATCAATTGAATTATTTTGATTTACTATTAGATTATCCATCTGTTGAAGATTGGTAGATATAAAGTGTTTATTACCACCAGTAGCAGGATATTGAGCGTTTATTTTCTCTCTAACCTCATTCACGGTTAAAGCACCCATATTAAATAAAGTGTTATAGTAAGATGCCTGTGTAGTTGCATCCAAACGCATTAAATTTGTAGTATCAAATTTTAATTCTTTAGCATTTCATTCAGTTTGTAAGTAGATTTTTCTAAAGAACTCTGACTCTATTTTTTCTATGATTGGCGTTAAAGTATTGTTTAAATAGTCTAATTGTGCCTGTTCCGCTGTACTATATTTACCTACTTCATCATATATCATAGCAGGCGGTACACCAAAGAATTTACAGATATTGTTACTATTCATCTTTGAACTTTCCAAATATTTAGCGTCTTTTGGACTGATAGATATTTGCTGAAAATCAAAACCAGCATCTAAAACTATTACACTATTAGCTTCTACTGAATTAATAGAATTATTAAAAGCAGTTTTAGCAGATAATGCTTTATCAGAAGTTATATTATTAATAGGTTTTAATATACCTGATACCATCATACCAGACCTAGTTAGACTTAGTAAATAATTCTCTAGGTTGTTGGCTATTGATAAAGAATTAGCCATATAAGAAATAGTAGATTCACCTCTATAAAGTGTTTCGCTATTATTCATTATATGTATAATCTGTGATTTGTCGTAAGTCTTATTAGTTATAGAGTCTTTATATCTAATGTTGTTATTAGAACCATCTATAATAACTGAATCTGAATTTAATAAAGTTAAATTGTTAACCTCTCCTTTGTTATCTCTAGTTATTAATATATAAGCATTACCTTTTAATAGCATTGATACAACTATCATTTTCTTGAATGTAAAAGCACTCATAAAAGGGTTTGGCTGTACATTAAATAAGTTGAATAATTGTGATTCGTAATCTATATATTTTCAATTATTCAGATAGTTGTAGGGTATAATTGGCAGACTAGCTATAGAATCAGATATTAAATTAACACACCTATATACTACACTAGATTTCATTGCAGTACTATTAGAGCCACCAAATAATGAAATTTTCATAGTGCTTAGTATTGGGTTACTACTTCTATATTCTGTTTGTATTTCTTGTTTTCTTGAAAAATAATTTAATATTCCCATTATTATTTTTATTTATTAGTTTTATATAAATACCGTATTTTTTTAAATATCCTTATTCTAGTAGATTTGATAACTGTAATTAGGACTGTTCAAGTAACCACCTAAATTTGTAATCATTGCTATAACTCCGTCTATTTTTTGGTTCTTATTTCTCTTATTAATACGAATATTTTCACCATATTCTTTTATTAGGGAATTAGAAAACATCCATCTAGTTACAGGATTAAATTCGATTGCTACACCTTCTTTCATTATCAATCTGCTTAATTCCTTCGCTGGTTTATTTATTCCTTTAGTAGATTGTGAATAAGGTAACATATAGAAACCTTCTTTATTACCATCTATAGCAAATTGATTAGAATTTCAATCGTCATAACTTATTAATTCAATATTGAATTGTTCAGCCATTAGTTTTAAATCTGAAATAATATCATCATAATCTATAACATTACCTTCTATCATTTTTATAAAACCCTGTTTACTTCATTCAGTATATTTCTGATTCATTATTATACTGTTCTGATTCTTTTCTGGTAGGTAATATCTATTAAAGAAATAGTACTTAAAATCAATATAAAACATATAAGATACCGCTGCAATATCAGAAGTAGCAGCTAAATCTACACCTACATAAACACTACATCTTTTAAACTTTTCATCAGTAATAGATATAGTAGAATCTAAGCAGTTATTTACATATTCCATATCAATATACTGTTCATCAAAATTCTTAGCAGTTAACCAAATATTGAAGTACTTTACTTTAGTATTAAAAGCTTCTACAGGGTTTTGTATTCCCTTCTTTATTTCATCTATAATAAAAGATTCATTAACAGAAACACCTAAGTTAGGGTTAGCTTTAGCTATGTTTTTATAGTCTGTATAATCATCAAATTCATCTAAAGTATAAAGCAGATTGAACTGTGAATCGTCTGTAACATCACCTGATAATACTTTTATAGAATATTCTACCAAAGAATAACAGAAGCTTTCAGAATCAAAACCGGCAGTAGTAATAGCTATTAATAGTGGGTTTGTCCGTGAACCCTGAGAAGATTTTAAAACGTTATACATATCGGCATTCTTTGCTTCGTGTAATTCGTCAATAACCACTAAAGAAGCATTAAGACCGTCTAGCCTTTTAGCATCCGAAGCGGTTACAATCAATTCATTATTTAAAAAGTTGATTGTGTTGTATCTCTGTTTGATGCTTTTCTTATCAGGGTCTATCTGGCTGCAATATTGTTTACTCTTTTTGAAGTCCACCAGTTTAGCCTGTTCTCTACTGTTGGCAGAAACTACTACCTGTGAGTCTTGACCAAATAAAAAATCAAATATTGCTAAAGCTATGATTAACTGACTCTTGCCGTTCTTTCTAGGCAGTTCCAGGAATACAGTATTTACCTTTCTTAATCCGGTTTCTGTGAAGTAAAAACCGTAGATACCACAAACTAAAAAAGTCTGTCACGGTTGCAATAAAAACTTAGTGGGTGTAGCCTGTTCTGATAGGTTCAGGCAGTTAATAAACTTTACAATCCGGTTTACTTCTCATTCATCAAAATACAAATCTGTTCTTTCTAGGTTCTTTAAGAAAAGTAAACAGGCTTGCCTAATATATAAGCAAGCCGGAATACTACCAGAAACAATATCATTACAGTATTTTATAGCTATCTGTAAATTAGTTTCTACCATTATCGTTTATTAACTTCTTTAATCATATCAGCTAAAACAGATTCATCTGATTTTTTTGATTCTTTTACTTTAGCTGGTACTTGTCCGAATAATGCTAACTGTTTAAAAATACTTGCATTCAATTGATACATTAGATAAACTTTCTTATCGTTACCCCTTCTATACTCATCTACTATATCGTTATACATCTGCATATTATTTAGAATTACAAAAATTGCATTATCAGCTTTTGTATTTGTATCTTTTGCTATCTGTTTTAATTCTTTTTCATTCTTTTTCAAATCAAATTTTTCTACCATTATCATTATATTTTAGTGGGTTCAATTATAAATACCCTAATTTTTACTTTTCATTATTACCCTACCCTATAGTAAATAACATTCTCTGTAAGTCGGTAGGGAGAGTGGTATGCCTACTATCTTCACTTTTTTCACTAGTACGGGGGCTTATGCTCATCTACATCAATTATTATAATTTACTCAATCTTTTTACTTTTAAAAGCTATAGTTTTAAATCCGAATTTATGACTAATGTTTAAAAACTGGCTGTTTCCAATATTCATTTTTTTCATACAGAACTCTTTAAATCCGGTAGCATCATAATCGTGTTCTATTACATATCTATCCAATCATTCTAAATAAGTATATGCTACACAGTTTACTGTTTTCTGTTGCCTTTTAAGTTCCTTGATTCTATTATCAATAGTCTTAATAATATCTTCTTTACTTGGTTCTACTTCGTCTATTAACTCTTGTTCATCTAAGTTATAATCATTATAATCATATTTAATAGTTGTTCTAGTGTCCATACTATTAAGTATATTGATTAACTTATTCTTTGCACTTATATAGATTAGATTCTGTATTGCTTGAATCTTATTAACATCTATTTTTGATAAAGTATAAGTATATATATGAGCGTGTAAATCAGCTTTTAAATCTTCGTAGTTCTGCATAATTAATATACTACCTCCTACATTCATTTGCTTTAATACTGTTTCTATTTGCTTATCTATAAACTTGTATAGGTGTCTATTGTATAACCTTTCTCTATCTCAATCTGTAGTAGATTCTGCATACTCTTTAAAGTGTAGTATGTCTGTTTCATTAAAGTATTTGGTATTCTTTGCTTTCATAGTGGTATATATAAGTTTAGCCTGTCAGAATATCCAACAGGCTAAATAGTTTGTTATCGGTTAAATAATTTAATAATTGTTACTGCAAAGAAGATAAACAGATTCAGCTTTAGAAACTGTACAGCAGTAAATGTAGTGGCGAAGATTCCGCTAATTAATCAGCTACCTAATCAGATATAGCCGATACCAACGAATACAAAAGCGATAATAAAAAGGATAGTAAAAAAGATGTTTAATAGTGTTTTCATAGTTGTATAGGTTTTAGATTGTGTGTGTAATTACTTTGTTATCTTTTATTTGTCCGAATAAGATTGAATCATTTACTTTTAATGGTAGTATTTCCTTTGATATATAGCCTTTATTAGCAGCTGTAGTAGCTTTGCAGCTTTTACTTTGTACTGTTGTTTCATCTACATTATTAATTGCTCAAATACAGAAATAACCATCATTAAAGAAGTTGACGTAGTAAGCAGATACTTTTTTAGTTGTGTTCTTTTGTTGCTCTGTTGCTAAAGCTTTGAGTGCTTTATACTTTTTTAGTTCTAATATTCAATCAGGATAAGCTGTATAATCCTGTTTTCTTACTTTAATTTCCACTATATTTTCTACTGAATCAGTACTATATTTTGCATCTCAAATAGAGTGTTTATCATTACTAAATTCATAGTTACTTATTTTTGCAGCCTTTAGAACAGTTTCAAATAGTTCTCTACCTTTCTGTTCACATCAATCAAATTCATTCATATTTTAGTTAGTTAATTTGGTTTATATCTCTGATTATTAATCATATACAAATATCGGTAATTTCAATAACAATATTTCATAAATCAATAAAATACTAGTAAAATAGTTTCTATAGCTAATCTGGTGCTTTCACCTACTTAATATATTTTATCAGTTCAGCCTTTTTAGCTTCATATTGTTCTGTAGTAATAACACCTAAATCTAACTTATCTTTTTCTTTCTTTAGAGTCTGTAAAGCTTCATCAGACGTAGGATATTTAGATTTTATTTCACCTGCTTCTATAGCTTTCTCTAGCTGTGTTATTCCTAAAGCAACTATATTCATACCAGCAGGTTTAAATGTAGTAACCATTAAATTAGAATTCCTGATAGCAATATTTTTAATAATTGCTGAATTGTTAGGAATATCACCGTCTGCTAAAGGATAAGAAGAACCTAAAGCAACAGAAGATATATAAACATACTTTAAAGGGTTTGAAGCTTTACCGATTGTAATCGTATCACCAATTTTAAACATTTCACCAGCTTTAGTAATATAAGCTTCATATTTACCAGTCTTATTAGCTTCTACTTCTTTAAAGGTTGCAACCTGACTGAAAGAAGCAATAGCAAGAAACATTAACACAATAATTAGTTTTAGTTTTTTCATCATTTTAATTTTTAAAGTTCGTTTATATAATCAATATCATCTAATTCTACAGGTGTTCATTTATCTAACCAGCTTTCTAACATATAATCTCTATAGCCTTTAGGCTGTCTGATTTTACCACATTTTTTACAAATATATGTTTTATTTTTATCTGCTACCGTTGTTACTTCTATATATTGGTGTCTGCACTCTTTAGTCATTATAACTCAATTGTTTCATTCATTACCTGCTTATCTGGTTTCTTTCCTATATAACCACATTCAATACTTCGCATATAAAGAACAGGGTTATTTATTATTTGCCAATTGGTTTTATCCAAAATAGTTTTGAAGTAAATATTACATCCAAAAGTATTATAAATCTCTACTATTTGCTGTTCTTTCTGCTTTTGATGTTTTGATTTTCCTATAGAGAAGTATTCACTACTTAATCTGTAGCCTAAATCAGTCTTAGCTATATAGCCTTTTTCGACCAATTCAGCTAAGTATTTAGTTATGGTTTCCCTATTACATTTAATCCTTTTTGCTATCTCTCTAATTGAAAAATTGCACTCATAAGTGTTATTAATGGTTAAGCTGAATAGTTGAATCATAAAGCCTTTTTGATTTACAGGTAAATCTAGGTCTAGTAGTTCTTTTTTTATGATTCTGAAATTTTCTACTGAATTTTCAATATAGTATTTATTTCGCCTTTTATCACCTATTCAGATTTCATCTATTTTTATTGTATTGGTCATTTTTAGCCGTTTTACAAAGTCTTTTACTGTAAACTCTGATTCAGGGCTGCTTTTATTTATGTATTCCCCTAATTGTTTAAAAGTGCTATCTGTATAACCATCTTTTATAGGTGTAAAACTTAGTGCTACTAATCTATAGTTGTCACCACTATTTAGAATATTTGCAAATTTATTAGGAATTGTAGTATAGTTTTTCATCGGTGGTCACCTGTTCAATTATTTTTACTATTTCTTTATCTCTAATTTTTGCATCTATTACACTTGTTGAAAATCCGTATTTAGCTTTTATATGCCTTCTGGTTTCAAAAATTTCACCATTAAAAATTCATTGTGTTTGTGTTTCCAT